CCGACATGTACGTGATCCTGCGCGAGCTCGATCTCGAATGGCCTGCACTTCAAAAAATGACATCCGCCGACATGACAGCGTGGATGCAACTCCTTGTGAACCGTGCGCGCGTCCTGCGCGATGAAATAGACGAGATCAGCCATGCGGGCCGTAATTGATTGGGCGATCGCCGCGCTGATCTGCTTCGGCGGCAGCGCCTGGGCGGCACACGAAAACCTTCGGTTGCTGACATGAGCGACTGGCAGCAACAAATCGAATGCGAAGAACAGCAACTTTACGAGCAAGAGCGAACAGGAGAAGCAAATGAGCATCGCAACTTTGATTTTGGGCGAGAGCGGCACCGGCAAGTCGACCAGCTTGCGCAACCTCAATCCGGCCGAAACCCTTTTGATCCAGGCGATTAAGAAGCCCCTGCCCTTCCGTGCGAAAGGCTGGTCGTATCGCACGAAGGAAAACCCGGCCGGCAACATCTTCGTAACCGACAAGGCCGACCAGATCATCACGCTGATGAGCAAGACGCAACGCAAGGTCGTCGTGTTCGACGACTGGAATCTGATGATGACAAACGAGTTCATGCGCCGCAGCGCGGAAACCGGGTTCCAGAAGTTCAGCGAGATCGGAAAGAGCGCATGGGACGTGATGATGTCCGCCTCCGTCCTGCCTGACGACGTGCGCGTGTACTTCCTCGGCCACGTCTCGACCGACGAGCTCGGCCACGTCCGGGCCCGCACGATCGGCAAGATGCTCGACGAAAAATGCCCGGTCGAATCGCTTTTCACGATCGTTCTGCGTGCCGCGCTGATTAATGGCCGGCACATCTTCAGCACGCAAAACAACGGCTCCGACACCTGCAAGTCGCCGATCGACATGTTTGCCGATCACCACATCGACAACGACATCGCAGCAGTCGACGCAGCCATCACCGATTTTTACGGCATCACCCAACCGGCTACGGCCTAACCCCGCGAACCAAAGGAACGCACATGTACGCACTGAACAACGAAACCGCACAAGCCGCACGCAAGGCCGAGCAACGCACCAGCTTTATCGACGAGAAAGGCAAGTACGTCGGCAAGTTCACGCGCGCCGAAGACATCACCGCCTCGAGCGGTACGCGCGGCATTGCCTTCACGTTCGAAACGGTCGACGGCCAGAAGTCGAACTTCTCGATTTACACGATCAAGAAAGACGGCGAAAAGCTCGGCGACTACGGCACGCTCATGGCAATCATGACCTGCCTCGGAATCAAAGACATCAAGCCGGCGCAGGTCGTTTCGACGGTATGGGACAAGGAAGTCGGCGGCAACGTGCAAAAGACGCTGACGCAGTTCCCCGAACTGCTCAATAAGACGATCGGCATCCTGCTCGCGATGGAGGAATACGAGAAGCGCGACGGCAGCGGAACCGGATGGAGCGCGCGCCTCAACGCAGCCTTCCAGGCGGACACCGAACTGACGGCAGCCGAAATCCTCGATCGCAAGACGTCGCCGCAAAAGCTGGCGTTGCTGGTCGCCGCCCTGCGCGATCGGCCGCTGAAGAAGCTGGCAGCGCAGCAGTCGTATGTCCCGGCACCGGCAGGCGATCAATTCTCTGGCGGCGACTTCAGCGACGACATCCCGTTTGCTCCTGCTTACGCTCGCGCAGCTTGGTCGATCGCATGAGCTTAGGGCCGCTCAAAACCTGCTTCAAGTGTGGCGTCGAGCGGCCCATCTTCGAGTTCTATAAGCACGCGAAGATGGCTGACGGGCACCTTGGGAAATGCAAAGAATGCACAAAGTCAGATTCCCACCGGCATAAGCAGGAAAACATCGAGAAAGTCAGGGCATATGACCGCTCTAGGTGGAAGCTTCCCCATCGACTGGAAGCGCGGGCTGAATACGTAAAAACGGCGGCTTGTCGAGAATCACACAAGCGGTCACTAAAACGCTACTCAGAGATATTTCCTGGAAGGAAGAAAGCGCAATGGGCCGTAAGCAACGCAATTCGCGACGGGCGCCTAATCCGTCAACCTTGTTTGATCTGCGGGGATAAAGCAGAGGCGCACCACCCCGACTATGACGCGCCGCTTGATGTTGTTTGGTTATGCACTACCCATCACAAGCAAGCGCATGCACTTGTGCGCGAACAACAACGTTTCGAAGGGGAAAGGCATGAGAGAGCATCTTAGCGAGTGGTTTCCGCGAGACGTTAAGCCTGTTCATCACGGCGTGTACGAGGTACGCGTAAAGGCAAGCGGGAAGCTGGTGCGATGGTTTAGCTGCTGGACGGGCGATCATTGGGGTCTGTCGGATCAGACGCCGATTGCAGCATACGAACACTGTGAAACGCCGAGCGATGCAGCAAAGCACGCGGGCGGATTTGAGTGGCGCGGACTAAAGGAGAAATCGAAATGAACAAGTTATTCGCAGACATCGACAGCGCGGCAGCTCGCGCGCAAGCATTCGAGCACATGCCCGTCACCGTTGTCCCGCTCGGCATCATCCGCGAGCAGATCCGCCAGGCCGAGATCGACATCGCAGAGAGCACCATGCGCCGCGACGCGCTGCGCCTGATTCTCGATCTGCGCGAGCAAGAAGAACTCAATCGTACCCGGAAAATCATTGCGAAAATTTATCAATAAACGAGCCTATAACGGCATCGTTTCGCGCTATTATGTGTGAACCGATGCCGAAACGGCGTCACATAACAACGAAGGAGCCGCGATGAATTTGTTCGAAATTGCCAGCGAATACCGCGCCGACGCCGCGAAGCTGGTCGATCTGGATCTCGACGATGCCACGTTCGCCGACACACTCGAAGCGATCAGCGGCGACCTGGAAACGAAGGCGATGAATACGGCGTTCGTGTGCCGCAATTTGGAAGCGACCGCCGAGCAGATCAAAGAGCACGCGAAGGCGATGACCGAACGCGCGAAGGCGATGGAAAACCGCGCTGCACGCATCCGCAAGTACCTGCTCGACGGGCTGCAACTGGCGGGCCGCGACAAGATCGACACGCCGTTCTTCAAGATCAAGATCGCCCTGAATCCGCCGAGCGTGGCGATCGACGACGAAGCGCTGATCCCGGCGAACTACAAGACGGAGCCGCTTCCGCCCGCTCCTGCGCCTGACAAGAAACTGATCGCGGCCGCTCTGAAAGACGGCTTCGATGTCCCCGGCTGCCGCCTAGTGCGCGGTCAACGTCTCGACATCAAGTAACCAGAGAACCGCCATGTCCACCTCGATCACCATCTTAGCTAACGCCTACATGGAAGTTGCCTGCATCGATCCTTGGCTGGCTCCCCTGCTGCGCCACTACGTGATCCGCAGGACGGTGGACTACTCGCGAGTCTGCTGGTGCTGACGCAAGAGCAATGCCTCGCGTCGTTCATGGAAGCAGTGCGCGACGGTCGACGCGGACAGTACGTGAGAGCCGGCGAGATCGTCGAGCGAGTGCGACAGAAGGCAGGCGATCAAGCGGCCGAGACGGCGAAGACGGAACTTTGGCGGTATATCCGCAGCGACAAGAGAGCATAAAAATGAAATTCGGAAGCGTATGCAGCGGGATCGAAGCGGCGAGCTGCGCCTGGCACCCGCTCGGATGGCGTTCGCAATGGTTGAGCGAGATTGAATCGTTCCCGTCACGCGTGCTCGAGCATCACTATCCGACCGTGCCGAACCTCGGCGACATGACCAAATTTAAGGAATGGCCCGATGCAGCTATCGATCTTCTCGTCGGCGGAACTCCCTGCCAATCCTTTAGCGTCGCCGGACTCCGCAAGGGCTTGGCTGATCCGCGTGGCAACCTCATGCTCACCTATCTTGCCATTGCTGAGCGCTACGCTCCCCGCTGGCTGGTATGGGAAAACGTCCCCGGCGTCCTGTCATCAAACGGAGGACGGGATTTTGGCACCCTCCTCGGAGGGCTGGCAGAACTCGGGTATGGGTTCGCCTACCGCGTTCTTGACGCTCAGCACTTCGGAGTTCCACAGCGACGCCGTCGCGTGTTCGTTGTCGGACATCTTGGAGACTGGCGACCTGCCGCAGCGGTACTTTTTGAGCGCGAAAGCCTGCTCGGGCATCCTACGCCGTGCCGGGAATCGCGGGAAGGAATTGCCCCGACCCTTAGCGCTCGCACTAAAGGCGGTGGTGGCCTCGGAACCGACTTCGAATGCGACGGCGGCTTGATCCCGCAAGTAGCGCGCGCACTGACGACGAGCAATCAGAGAATCGATGCGGAGACGGAGACGTTGCTCGTTGCTCGCGCTTTCGCCGAGAACAGCCGCGCCGAGCTCCGTTTCGAAGGCGGCGACGGCCAGCGCGTCGGGGCTATCTCCACAGGCGGCGGCAAGCCCGGTCAGGGAGTTCCTACTATCGCAACGGCACTCAACTGGCAGGCAGGCGGAAAGCAAACGACGCTCGGTGGTGGTCCGGTTTCATCGGCGCTAGTGAAGGAACAGATTCCAGGCGTTCAGATCGGCGCCGCTGTGCGTCGACTAACTCCTCGAGAATGCGAGCGCCTGCAAGGCTTTCCCGACGGCTACACGCTCGTCAACGTGCGCGGAAAGCCTGCCGCAGACGGACCTCGATACAAGGCGCTCGGCAACAGCATGGCCGTGCCGGTGATGCGCTGGATTGGCGAACGAATCCAGCTCGTTGAATCAACGCTCTCACAACAAAAAGCAGCATGACCGACCAACAGTTATCTGGCGAAGCGCAGTTCCTGACGCTTCCCCTTCCGCCCTCTGTGAACAGCTATTGGCGCAAGTCGCCTCGCGGGATGTACATCAGCCAGGAAGGCAAGACCTTCCGCCAGCGTGTCGCCGAGATCGTCGCCGAGCACAACGCGATCAAGTTCGGTTCCTCGCGCCTGTTCATGGCCGTCAAGCTGTCCATGCGCGATCGACGGGCGGCAGACCTCGACAACCGCCTCAAGGCGCTCAATGACGCGC